CTCGTGATCTACGAGAGAGCGTTCGAAGAGATCCTTCATCCGATCTCGCACGGAAGGTCCGATCCGTGCCCACTTGACTTTCTTTCCCACACACCTGGCACACCATTGACTGTAACGAGCGATTTGTTCGTTGCTGCCTTGTAGTCGATTGACCCAAACACTTGATCGGCCTTGAGCTCTGTTCCCATTTGCTCAGCAAGGTATTGCTCTGTGATTGGCATTCCGATGAGACGCAGCACGGGGTTCTTTTTAAGAACCCTGTGGAGCATCTTCTGAAGGGGTGTCATCACGAAGTACGTCATTGGTGGACCCTTAGATATTACGCGCACTTTCAACGCTTCCGAGAGCGGAACCAGTTCTGCAACTGGTCTCTCGCGTCTGGCCTCGTCTAGGGCGGCAGAGAAAACTGCTTCCCAACGGCGATCGAGTGCCGAAGTGTTTGCGTAGTATCGCGGGCGGGTAGCCTCACGGCTATCCTCCTCCTTGAATTCCGGCTTATCCAAGCTTACCGAGACCAAATCCTCTTCATCAGTGCGAAATAAACGCCCTAAGTTCTCATGCCGAAGTAGAAATCCCACCGCACCTCCCTTTCCACGGGAGTTGAGGTAGTTGGCAGAAGTAGACGGAAAGAAGGCAGAGTAAAGGTCATCCCTGTCCAGGGTGGCCCCTTCGAGCAACTCCTCAGTTGTTCGTTTGATTGCCTCCGTGATCATTCCCTCAGTGATGAGGGGAAGTTTCACGAAGTCAGGCAACTCTTGCTTCGTATCCTCTTGATCGGCCCAGCTTTTCGCTGAAGTCGTCAAAGATTGGACTTTTCCAGTTAACTCAGACCAATTTCGGGCTTGGAGTGTAGCGTTCAGGCGATCCAGTTTGGATAGAGTAGTAAGTTCGCGGAATGTGTCCACGACTTCCTTATCCATTTCTGGTTTGCCCGGGCGCGGCATTCCCTTCTTTGAGAACAGAATAGATGTTGCAAAGGAGATACGTCGTTCCTCGCTCGCAGTCGCATTAAATGACTGGAGCCATCGGAACCCTTCTCCGCCCACGAGTCCAAGTGGGTCATCTTTACCTTCGAACGGCTTCTTAGGAAGCTTGTTTTCGATGATAGCTGCCATGTACGCGGCAGTTTTGTATTTTGCGACAGCCATCCAGCCACAGTGCTGGCTATTCTTCACCCATGTGGACAGGGTGTTGGCGGTGGAGTATCCTCGCGGGTTAAATCCGTAGATCTCCATTATAGTGATAATCGCTTTGATGCATCCGTCCAGGTTTTGAACCAGGACGGACCCAATTTGACCTGTTATTTCAGGACGAGAATTAATTTTCGCGTCTTGTGATTTCGTCATTGTGTTTGTTTCCTTTATGGGAGCAGATACGTCGTTGCTACCAGAGACGTCAGATCGGGAGGTCTGATGTGGGGGCTTTGAATGCGTACAGAAG